CTCGCGCCCCCTAGCTCTGTCAGCCAATACTCATTAGGTAATGAGCTTGGTGTGAAGACTCTCGATACAAAGGCTTTTGCCTCCCCTAATGGGGTTGAGTTGTCTAGCATCTCTTCATTGCCACAATTATGGAGGTATGTATGCGTTACCAACCGTGTGAAGATGGCCCTGCTTATTGCAAGGTCTTCGTTGTGCCTATCACCAATCAGAATATTGGGACTAAAAGCCCTATGATTGATGGAGTGCACTATGCCGGCGATGATCTCATGATCGATTGGGTGAATTATTTCCACTCAATTGTTCTGGATCCTGTCCGGATTTCTTCGATCCTTGGTATTTTTGACCATGATCAAGAAAGAACGGTCAGTAGTTTTGGTACCGCTACACCTCGTCCTCGTAATTTTGAGTATTCGGAAAGAGACGATGTGGATAACTATGGACCCATACTCGGCGAACGTTTCACGTCGCCGGATGAGGTCTCTGCTTCTTCAAAAGAGAAGCAGGTCATTCACACTCGATACGAAGGTAGCCTGTTGGATGAAGTCTCATCCGCTGAAGATAGGTTTACAACCTACTTCGACGGCGGCTTCATGTGGCACGCTGGCTTCGTCCCTCTCGAGAGTCGGTCCAGTGGTTTCACAGCCACCGGTGTCACTGACGAAGGTTTTCTTACCTTTCACATTGACAGTCCTGGCTTCGGCCAAGACACCAATTCTGACGCTTTGACCCTTGACCTGTTCTACGCGTTTAAAAGATACGCTGAACAGTACGCGAGTAGTCCTGGTTCTTTCCACAAAAGTAGTGGATGGTTCCGGCACTATTATTCTGACATCGACGAATACAGTTTCAAAACTGTTGATTCTCTTTGTTTCAGAATGGACTATAAGTTGAGGATTTATGACGATTTCTATGTCGTCAATGCGGACTTCGATGTCCACCTCTCCTTTGACGTCTCGTGTATACCGCACTATGGTACAAACCTAGCCGGTAGTCATAATAGGATATCGCGGTCAGCCATCCGCATTTCGAACTATTCTTCGGCAACCCCTATCGGGATTGGTCGACATAGCTCGGATATGTCTGATTGGCTTCCCTCGATTGTCGACGCACCTATCCAGGTGTCTGTTCGACCTAGCGATGGTGTACCTTCGGATGATGAGGGATCATTTATGATCTACCCATACTCGAATGTCCACCAGTCTCGACGGGAGGATGGTCTTAGCAACTTTGGTTTCTTCCGCTTAAATAACGGATCTAACTATCGAGTCCAAGACGTCATTACTAGACGGCTTGTTGCTATTAGGCCTTCTTCATTCTTAGCATCCTCTGACGCGTTGGATAAGCATATTTTGGTCATTAAGGCCAATTTACTGCAAACCCTTCAGCACTTAAAGGATGTCACAGATCTCTTGCCGGACCTCTCCGGGCTTGGGCCGCTACTTGCGAAAGTTTGTAGCGGGGACTTGTCTGTTATACCGGAAATCATTGATTACCTAACTCAGGCAATCCTTCGATATCGGTTTCAGCAACGTCCTACTGCGGATGTGGCCGTGGAATTGGTCATATCCAATGCATTACATGCCTTGGAGGTCCTTACGAAGACTAACGCTTTCACTGCCTATGGATCCTTTCACTTCACTTTTAGTGATGATGAGAATCCGTTTGGTGATGGAACGTTGGTTTTGGTCACGAGGTCCAAAGTCAGAATCCACATTGACTTAGGGACTCTAATGGTTAGTTTCCTCGTCTCGAACGGGCTCGGCTTACTGCCGACGCTCAGTAGGATCTGGCAACTTCTGCCATTCACCTTCGTTATCGACTGGTTCACTAACATGAGTAAACGACTTCATCTGGTTGATAACCAGGTGGCTTATTTAGCTATGCGCTTTTCTTGGGCGCTATACTCTTATAAGATCGTTTACTACCCTTCAGATGAGTTGTTGTCCTCATATGGACTTCGGACTCTTGAGGGTGATCGGTTCGGTATCTCGGTGTACACGCGCGAACTCTCTCGCGTGCCACCCAGGCTAAGGGATTCAGTCATTGACTTCCTCCGGCCTTCTCATGGTCCCGATCCCGTGACCGTGGGAGCTCTTCTGTTTCAGCTTCTAAAATGAAGCTACCAGATTTACCAGCTCAATTTCGAGTCTGGCTTGCCCTATCCGATATTGATCGGATATCAGTTGATTTGTCGAAAGGACAATCAAAATGACCACGACCGTTGGTGTAACATTTACACCCCTCTCTGTTGTCGATGTATCAGTTGGTTTTTTAGACCAAACGAAGCTTCGGCTGCGCAAGAACATCGTTAATGCAGATGGATCCCGCATTGCGGAATACATTTATGCTTACGGTGATCCCACGGCTGAGACTGTCGTAATCGTCCGATCCGGCATTAACACCAAAACTGGTGTCGTGTCCAATTCGGTTCTCCTCCGTGCCACGCAAGTGGTCACAGTGGACTCGGTTATCACTGAGACTGCTCCTCTTGAGTTTTCACTCAATTGGAACACTCCTGGTGCTGCCGAGGATACTACGTTGATTCGCACCATGATGAACGCGGCTTATAGCCTGTGTTTCGATGGTGTGGTGTCGAAGGTTCCCCAGCTGGGGATCATCGATGCCATCAATCGTGGTATCGTTAGCGATCTTTACTGATCATGACTTATCGAGGCGCTCTTTTGCGCCTCGATGGTGGACGATTCGTTATCTCAACTGAATCGTTCACATTTCCTCGTGAGTTTGATTATGGCGAGAATGCTGACTTTCTCAAAGTCTTCATTTTTTCCTATGTCAAATTCTTGACTGACAGTCCACTTGAACAGTCTTCATCTAAACCCCTTCGGGTTATGAAGAAGTTTCTATATCGACTCATCAATGAGCCGATCAAAGAGACTATTAAACTGTTCTCCGGTTACGCGGACCAGATACTCTCTAATGAGTTTGGTTCGGGTAGCGACTCTTCAATAAGAGTCTTTCATGATTTTATGCGGGACACTCCAATTTTCAAGGAGTATCACCAATGGATCATGACCGGTCGACCTGAACTTCTCAAGTATGTTCTTAGTTTTCTTCGCTTCGGCAAGAAACTAGCATACGTTGATGAGGAGTTTAATACCACCGCATTCCGCGAGTGGAAACAGGTTGAAGAGAGACTAACTAATCTACAGTTCTCAGATGAGGATACCGCTTCCTTGCGGACAATCATTTCTGAGCTGATCTCGCCTCTAGATACCTCTTACCTGTTTGGCCGATTTGGCCCTGGCAAAGTATCTGAGCGAGAGGTTAAGGATAAGTACGACAAACTAGAACGTTTGTCAACCGATCCTAAGCTAGATTACGCTTTCTTTACTTCCCATCGTTATAGGAAGTTAGAGGAAGATATGATATCACCCGATATCATACAGTCGAGGAGACTGTCCAGTAGAACTGCGCGTCTTAAGTTTGTCCCTAAGGACATAACTAAATCTCGGTCCATTTGTATGGAGCCGAACTCCTATATGTTCTTCCAACAGGAAGTTCAAAGGTGGATGCGCGAGTCTATGGATCGATCGTTGATCAGTCGTTTTTGCACGATTGACGATCAGCGTCCTAATCAGTTGGCCGCTATTCATGGTAGTTTATACATGAGTAGTGACACAATTGATCTGAGCAGTGCAAGTGATTCGGTGCACTATGAGCTAGTCAAAAAGGTTTTTCCTTCCGATTGGCTGTTTTACATGGTGGCCACCAGGAGTCTCGATGTCGAGCTCCCTGATGGTAAGGTTGTCAAAGTGGCAAAGTTTGCTCCGATGGGTTCAGCTATTTGCTTCCCAACTCAGTGCATTTTGTTTACGGCGATATGCCTCTACGGATACCACTTGTTCCTTCACGGGAAGACTGCCGGTGGGATGGTCTGTACGCGAGATGATGTTGCTTCCCTACTGGAAAACAGCATCTTTCGCAATAGATCAGTCAACACTCCGTTTCGCAAACGGATGGAACCGCCGGTAGTATATGGTGATGACATCATTGTGGACTCACGTCCCGCTGGCGTCGTCATCTCCACTTTGGAGCGTCTTGGTTTCCGCGTGAACGTTGCGAAGTCGTTCATGAATGCGTCTCTATTCCGTGAATCTTGCGGGGTATATGCGTATGAAGGGGAAGACGTTACGCCTGTGATCTTCCGCATCCCTTTTCTCAAAAAAGGTAGATGGGGAGCAAAGGAGTATGCCTCTGTAATAGGGGGCATCAATCAGTTTAATAGCCACGGTTATAATAACGTGGCTAGTTTTCTGATAAATGTTTTGAAGGACTACGGCTTTAAACACCGTATACCCTTCACTACAAACCCTTTGGCTTTCGGCATCTTGACAGGGAATAAACATCCTGTCCCAGTTGCCTCTCTTCGTTGGAATGCCAATTGGCAGGTCTACGAGGAGAAGATCCAGGGTATTGGCCCGAGGAAGATCAAGAAGAATCGGCCTTTCCAGGCCGACCATTATGATCTGGGTCAATGGTGGAGAACTAGAGTAGATGGGGGTTCTAGTCTCCTACAAGAGGGGAAGCCATCTATTCGTCCTCAAGAAACGAGGATCGTACCGGTTTGGGCACGGTACGAATAGACAACTTGTGCGGGG